GGAGAATACTGCCGATACAGCGGACACAGGTCAGACAACGCCCACCACCGAGGAGCTTATCCAGCAGCTCACGGCGAGGGTGGCAGCTCTTGAAGAAATAGTGGGCGAGGAGGAGTATGAGCTGCGGTACTCGGGCGAACAGACGGACGAGCTTTTAGACGGCGGTACAGCGGTGTTTCGTGCAAAGACAGCGGCGCAGATAGTAAGCCTTGTGAACAGGCTCTACCCACTGTATATGCGGTGGGGGTCTTTCACGGTGAATATGAAGGTCAACGCTGACAACGGTTCCCAGTGGTCATACAATACACGCACAGGAATGATACCCTCGGGAGTCACTAACCCTGCGGTGTTTATGGTGTGCGACTGGGGCAAAAAGCACTTCAAGTCGCAGAGTTTTCAATACAAAGTCGCAAGCAACGGCAGGGACATCGACTGGGAGGCATACCTTGAGCACACCTCTGACCAGGGCGGCACATACGCTTTCAAGGTATACTATCTCATAGTCGGCAAAAATGCGGAAGGGGGAAGTATAGTTGGCTAGTTTCACGGAAAATCTCGGACTTAAAAAGCCCGACAGGTCGGACAGGTTCAGCATCGAGGACTTCAACGGCAATATGGATATTATCGACACTATACCCGATATGGCGAGCGGACAGAGCCTTGTGGGTGTGTCAGTGGGAGAAGCGTACGGAAATATAGGTATAATAGGCATAGCGGAGGCGGTCGAAGATGAAAATATATGAGGGAACAGACGGACTAAGAGGATTAGTCAAGAAGCTTATCGAGGTCTATGACTTTAAGAAAGTTGTGTTCGAGGGCGATAATGCGAGTATTGATACACAAAATGCCACCTTTCAGCTTTGGGTAACAGATGAGCTGTTTTTAAGAGGGCAATTTTCTGATACAAATAGTAACTTTGGCTGGTGTGACTTGAGGACACAAGCATTAACTTGTCCTTGTGTAAGTACTGCACCTCGTACTGGAGATCCTAGACGTTGGGTCATTTACAAACAAAATGACCTAGTTGCTATGGGTATAGACAGTAATACCACTAGTAGACCTGGTATAAATATAATAATTGGTGAAGTAACTAACTATGAAACAGGAGAAACCGAAATAGGAATGGCCACAAGTTGTGCTGATAATAATATTCGCTTATATACAGTATTCACTGATGGGGCTACTATTAAATCTACTCCTTATAGATATTTTTGTCAGCAGAAATCGGTGACTTCACTTGCTCCTGTAGTTTCTACTGATTTAAACAAAGGTTTTACAAATGTGTATCATATACTTTCTCATATACAGGGTATATCAGATAGCTATAATAACAGTGACTATGCTGTACCTACGCAAACTATACTGCTCAATAATAAGAAATATCTGTTAAGCAGATTTGCTTTTGAGATAAAGGAGTGAGCAAGATATGAAACAGAAATTTGCAAAGCTTATAGACGTCAAGTCTATCGTGACGATATTGTTGACAGCGGTGTTTTGCGTGCTGGCACTGCGCCGCACGATTTCAGCAGAGCAGTTCATCACGGTGTTTACTGTGGTGATATCGTTCTATTTCGGCACGCAGTATCAGAAAAACTATAAAAATAACAAGGAGGATAATTATCATGGCAGCGACAATTAAAGGCATTGATGTTTCTATGTATCAGACAAACGTAGATTTCGCAAAGGTCAAAGCGGCGGGCTACAGTTTTGTTATTATCAGATGCAATAACTGGGATCACACGAAGAACTGTGTAGTAAAAGACCCGCTTTTTGAAACGCATTACAAAAATGCAAAGGCAGCTGGGCTTGACGTCGGTGCATATTACTATACATGGCAGACAACGGTATCCGGTGCGAAACAGGACGCAGTTCTTTGTCTCGATTACATCAAGGGCAAAACTTTTGAATACCCAATTTACTTTGATCTGGAGTGGCAGAAAGCTTTTGCACGCGGTAAAACGGTATGCTCCGACATGGTAAAAACTTTTTGCACTGCGCTGGAGGAAGCAGGCTACTTCGCAGGTCTGTATATCAGCCGCAGTCCGCTCCAGACTTACATAACAAATGATGTCGCAAGACGCTATGCACTGTGGATTGCAGAATACAACAGCAAGTGCAACTACGGCGGCACATACGGTATGTGGCAGTACAGTTCAACGGGCAAGGTCAGCGGTGTTTCCGTGCCGGTAGACATGGATTACTGCTATGTGGATTACCCATCTGTGATAAAGGCTAAGGGGCTTAACGGGTTTAAGGCTACTAACACAAGCACGTCTAAGGTACTTGACAGTTCGGGCTTTAAGAAAGGTGATAAATCCGATGGAGTTCTTGCACTGAAACAGCTCCTTATGCTGGCAGGGTACAAACTTGACAACAACGGCACGTTCGGAGACGGTACCCTAAAGGCGGTCAATGCTCTGTTGAAAAAGTGGGGCTATACTCAGAACGGTATTGCGGGGACTAAATTTATTAAAAAGCTGTCTGCAACGATAAAGTAAAGGAGTAGCTTATGGATACAAAAGAAACATCATACAGCCAAATGGTGACAGTCACTAGGCTTAATTACAGGAGCGATTGCAACTTCACCGCCGGAACGATCGTTGGCGTTCTCGAAGATAATACTCCGGTAAAAGTCGCTGATGATTTTTATGAATTTCATCACGGTCACTACTGGAGAAAAATCAAGCTTGGTCGCAAGCATTATTATGTTGTTGCTGATTGGCTTAAAAAGATTTAAAAGTAACAGCTCCGGGCAATCCGCTCGGAGCTGTATACTATATTAAAAGGAGGTCATATTTATGAAAAGTCCAATACCATGGATTGGTGGAAAGAGCCAGCTTAAAAGTAAGATCATCAAGTCTTTCCCGCCTACTGAAAGCTACAACAGATTTATCGATGTATTCGGCGGAGGCGGGTCTATACTTTTTGCAAAAGGCAAACACGCTGATCTAGAGATCTATAATGACGCCAACAGTGATTTGGTCAACTTTTTCAGATGCTTAAAATATCATTCTGATGAGCTTAAAAAGGAGATAAAATACTATTTAAACAGCCGGGAAATGTTCCTTGACTGCCGTGAGCGCATATCTGTAACCGGATTTACAGACATTCAGCGGGCTGCTATGTTCTATGTGCTTGTCAAGACAGGCTTCGGAGCAAGTCTGAGAACGTTCGGCTGCAACAAAAAGCGGCTTAACACAGATAATTTCGCAGATATCGAGGCAAGACTGGATGGAGTAGTGATCGAAAACAAAGATTTTGAGGATCTTATCAAGGTATACGACCGTGAGAAAGCTTTATTCTACTGCGACCCTCCATACCACAAGACAGAGCGGCATTACACTGTTAAATTTACCGAGGATGACCATGAGCGGCTCTGCAGAGTTCTTCACCAGATCAAGGGCAGATTTGTACTGTCGTACAACGATGACAAGTATGTGAGAGACCTGTATAAAGACTACAATATTCAGGCGGTCACCCGCAATAACAGTCTTTCATCAGGTGATTTCAAAGAGGTAATAATCACAAATTTCTAGTATTTTTTTTAGAGAATAAATAACGGATTTCGTTATTTATGTTGTAAAAAACATACCGGAGGTAATCATGAGAGTAAAATTAAGGGCTTTGCTTAATTCCAGGGGCATTACTCAGGCTGAACTTGCGCAGGCGACAGGCATCAGACCGTCCACAATCTCACAGCTTTGCAATAACATCGCTGTCGGTTTCAAATTTTCACATCTTGAGCTGATTTGCAGATTTTTAAAATGCGATTTAAATGACATTTTAGAGCTGTAAAAAATACGTTTCAAAAATTCTCGATAATTCAAAAAAAGTGATGAGTGTTTCGTTTTGTTGAAACATTTCATCACTTTTTTGCGTTTTGCTTGTCAGTTTTTTGGATTTTGCTTGTCAAACATCAATTAGAACTTAACGCCGCAGGGGGAGTTTTTGTATTACCTAAAAAAAGTAGGGTCATGCTTTGATGGATCAAAAAGCGTAACTCTTTTTTGTATGCTCCACATAGCAAAAGTGCCTTATGACTAGCATTAAGGCACTTTATCGATTCAATCTTTCCCCAACCTCTCCGAAATCTCCAGCACAAACTTCTGATCCTTCTCAGAAAGTCTCGATACGCTGTCCACGATCTTCTGTGTGAGAGCTGGATTCTTGCTGCCATCGTCGAAAAACTGCTGATGATAAAGATATAGAGCAGATAAAACGAACCATGCTTGAACGTGTCGAAAGTATCGAGCCTAGAATAAGAGATTATGCAGAAGAATGGCATATCAACATATTCAAACAAAAAGATCTCCGTTGGAGATATAAGAAAAACTCAGCTTATCACTACATATGGTGTTGGCGCTATAGTTGACTTTAAGAACGATACTGTTGTTATCGCTTCTACAGACGATTGGGACTATTCCCCTAATGACGCTGGTGAGGTAGAAAATCGAAAAATATTCAGCTTTTTAAGGAGCTTCATCAGCTTTATGCTGCTAAGCGTTTGTAGATATCCGCATCACATTGCATACAGCGCTCTGATTTTCACTTGTCCTACTTCTTCTTTCCAAAAAACAAATCAAACAGAATATCCACCACGTCTTTTACAAGAATGAATATCACCGCCACCTCCTGTCCCCCAAGAGAGCGGCGGTATCTACACCACGCTACTTTTCAGTAAGATATTCATTTCTGTCAAACAACTGCTCAATTGAAAGATTTTTAAACCTCGGAATGTTGTATCCAAACGGCGAGTTGAGAGCCTTTACAAAGTCTTTCGTATAGCCGTGATTTTTTAAAAGATCGTCCTCATACTTTATTTTCTCTTCTTGCTTTGTGTCATTTTCCCTTTTCGTGATACAGCGCTGCATAACATAATGATAAATGGAGAAGTAAGAATCCACTGTACAAATATCTCCTATGTATTCTTTCAGTTCACGAACTACAGTAAGATGAGCAATACAGTTGCGGTATTTTCTTGTCATGCTGCTGTCTGCATTATTGATATCAACTTCAACGCACTTGCGCAGCCGCTCGTTCTTTTTCAAGAACAAATTCGGCGACTTATCACAAAGTTCACAAAGCGTCTGTGAAAGTATCCTGTAGTCATTTTTCAAGTTCTTTGAAGCCAACTCAGGAATTATCTCCTTATACAGCCCAAAATCACGTTCAAGGCAGTGTATCGCAATAACATACCTTGCATTGACATTCACAAGATTTTTCACCAGCAGATACATGACCGTAAGATAAAGCCCGATAACAGCCTTTGCCCTCTCCTTAGCCACGTTTTCTCTGCCCTTTGACTGCTGTTTCACATTTTTGAAATCATCAAAGCTGATGTTCTTTATCATTCTCGCAAGCTCACTGCGCTTTACTCCCAAAGAACTGTTCATGTCAGGAAATTCCACACAACTCTTGTAATAACGCTCTATCTGCGTGTCAGGGATACCCCCAAGAACAAACATGACAACTTTCTCATTCTTAGCCACTTCTCTTATCTTCTGAGCGTTCGCATACTTGATAAGGTATACAAACCGAGAGGACTCGATAACATTGTTTGTTATGAAATTTCTCAGGCCATGTATGCCCTTGCCTTTTTCTTTAAGTTTTAGAATCTCGCTTATCCTATCGTCCGTGATCTTGTCGTCTATACCGAGTATAGTCAGTGCGTCACGGAACATCGTAAGCTTCGCCGAAGCCGCAGGCTTTCTCATGGAAGCAATGTTCTTTACGATAAAAAGCTCGTTGGTTATCCTCTGGCTGTCATTGAACAGCTTGTAGCCCGCCGTAAGTTCACACTCAACATCAACAGCAGAGCTTTTCATTATCTTCAAAAACTCCTTGATGTTATCAAACTTGCTGATAAGCGTTGTAAGAAGGTCGTTTATCTCCTTGCCGTCAAGAAAATATGTGAGCATATATATCATTTTGGAGAAATACAAAAGGTCAGACGCATTCTTCTTTTCGCTGTCAAGAATTTTCTCATCAAAATCCATGTCAGCCTTGCCAAGCTCCTTGATAACGTCACCGTTCATGTGGTCGGCGATATTTTCAAAATCATTCCTGAATTTGCCCCAAAGCTTTGCCGCTTCATCAGCATATATCCCCTCTTTTTCATCATCGGTCATTGAAAAACGCAGTTTGCGCACAAGAGATTCGCCTGCGGCAATGTCATTTCTGTAGTAGTTGCAGAAAAGCAGAAAATCCATAAGCTTGTACATCTTTGAGCGCACAGAGTCATATTGCTTGTCCTTAAATCTGAAGCCGTATTCGTCCAGCATTTTCTCACGAAGCTTTTTGATAGAAAAACCGAGATTTTTCTGAGATTTAAGCACAATGAAATCGTAATAAAGGCGTATGATATCATCAGCCTCATAGCCTTTCATCATATCAATAAGCAAGCTGATATTGACCTTGTTGCCCTGGATAAAGCCCTTATTTATAGAATCAAATCTCTCATCTACAAGATAGTCAAGGGTTTCTCTGTATTCGGGATCAATATTGTTAATAAAACTGTAAAGGTCAAATCTTTTTGCACCCGATTTATCATGAAAAACACACTGTCTTATCTGCCCCACAATTGCAAGCATATGATAAACACGCTTTTTGTATGCTTCCGAAGCTCTTGTATCCTTTGTCTTTGGCTCTTCAAGGCCGAAATAGCCAAGACGCTTAGTTTTCAGCAGGGCATTGAATTTGCTAAGACTTTTTCTGATATTCTCTTTCTTATCGTCGGATAAAGTGCTGCCATTAGGATTAGTAAAAACTTTATAAGTGTTAAATGTGGAAAGATACCCCATGAAATCGTAATTGCTCTCATCGCCTTCCCCAAGCATATTGTTCAGTGCATAAACGATATTCGTCACATACACTGCAAGTATCTTTTCGATATCCAGAATGTTGTAAATAAGCTGGATATGTATATTATCATCAAAATTCTTGCCGAAAAAGCGCTTTTCAAGCTCCGATTTAAGCCCCAGCATATCCCCTCTTACAGACGAGCTTTCACCGCTTCTGTGAGTAGGGTTTGAAGTGTTTATCTCCACACCGCTCTCAAAGCCACGTCTGCTCGAAAAAGTGATGTTTACTTTGCCTACATCACAGAGCTCGATATTACTGTTGTCCTTTGAGGAAAGCTGAGTTTTGTTGTAGTCATTATTATCCACCTCATATTCAAGCACCGCAGAATTGCCCTTGCCGAAAGAGGTTATGTACATTTTATTTTCACTGACAAGAATAGACTTCATTCCTGCCGCCTTTACGGAGGATTTTTTCTTCTCTGCCGCAGGTGCAGCAGCCTCTGCAGCAGGCATGGCAGCGATTGCAGGAACAGCGTTATTATTTATCTCAGCCGCTTTGAGCTGTCTGGCTTTTTTCTGAGCCTCACGCAGCTCTCTAGGCTTCATTTTATTCTTTTTTGCCATAAATATCACTCCTTATATTAGTTATCCCTTAGCGCATTGAGCGTTAAGGGATTTTTTTATTTGTTGGTTTTGATGTTAAACTTTGCCGGTTAGTGCAAATTCGCACCAGTGTAGTAGAGAAACTATCATAATACCAGACAGTTGCGAAGTTTTAGACTAGTGCAAATTCGCACTAGTGTAGTAGTTGTGGGATTATCAGGTAAAGGGCTTCTTCAGTTTTAGACTAGTGCAAATTCGCACCAGTGTAGTAGGATTAATTCTTCTGTATTGTATCCTTATGATGTTTTAGACTAGTGCAAATTCGCACCAGTGTAGTAGTTCGTCCTACAATTGATTCAAAGTTGAGGGTTTTAGACTAGTGCAAAATCGCACCAGTATAGTAGAATCCAAAGGGCGAGTACTGGAACTATTTCGTTTTAGACTAGTGCAAAATCGCACCAGTATAGTAGCTGCTACTTCCCTTGACGAAGCCGCTGTATGTTTTAGACTAGTGCAAAATCGCACCAGTATAGTAGTTGAAAGTGTCACAATCCCAGACAGTTGCGAGTTTTAGACTAGTGCAAAATCGCACCAGTATAGTAGTGTGAAAACCTGAAAAGAATAATATCACTTGTTTTAGACTAGTGCAAAATCGCACCAGTATAGTAGCAAAGCAATTGCGATGGCAGGAACGTTTATGTTTTAGACTAGTGCAAAATCGCACCAGTATAGTAGTCCTCCTTTCTATGGCTTTGTTACGATCCAGTTTTAGACTAGTGCAAAATCGCACCAGTATAGTAGCTGATTGTATCCAGTATGCCACGCATACGCGTTTTAGACTAGTGCAAAATCGCACCAGTATAGTAGGTCAAAGTAGACAAAATAATCAATGATATTTTGTAATAAAACACCAAACTTATTTTATCGACGCTTTGATGTATACATTATACCATTTTCAGGCATGAATGTCAATAGAAAGTATCTATTTTACATAAAACATTTGTAGGTTTACAATAGATGTGTTACAAAACGTATCACATCTATTTTTTATGCCTAAATCCGAAAAAATCGGAAGTAGGTATGCAGGGGGTAAAGGTTAGTATTACCCTTTACCC